GCAACGGATACAGTCTCTGTACGAATACCCACAGATTTTAGCTCGTTTTGGATATCAAAGCTTTGCCAGCGATCAAAGCTAACCATCCCCAGATCAAAGCCCACCCTCCTCAGGTTTTGAATCCACTGCTTAACCTCAGAAAGATTAACTGGCCCCTCTACCTTGGGCTCCCACCAAGCTACGGCGTCTACCACGACAACGGGGACTACCTGTTCGTAGTCTTTCATTACCTGGATGTTCACCCATTTTTCCACGTGAGCGATTGCCACGGCACACTTGTCATGTCTTTGTGCCAAGTCTGCATGAACAAAGTATTTTTTGGTTGGGTCTGGCTTAAAGTTTGTATCAAACCGTCGAAAGCTATCTACGGGATTCCTGATGGTCATTGCTGACTTCACCTTGTCCTGCTGCTTAAAGAATGCGTCGGAGGAAAATGTTGGGATGCAGGCAAAACGCATCATGGCGTCTCCAAGATCTGTATAAAAGGCTAGCTTAAAGTCTTCGATATTTCTTGTGGGGTTAACCTCCCAGGTCGGCCTTTTGAGTGCGAATACTCCCGGGTACTTATAGGACAGAATATGATCCTCTTCCCAGGAAATTTCCAAAGAGTTTCCAGCGGCATCCTCTGGGAGTTCGGGATTCATGACAAAGGTGTGGTGTCTTTCGATAACATCCTTTTCCATAATTGCGTCATCGTACTTGATAGAAATAAAATCTCCGGGGTACCTAGGAAATGATAGTAAGACTACCTTGCCCAGGTCTGGGAAGCGGGAGTCCACGGTGCCACGGAAGGCCTTGTAAATATTGTCAGCCGTTTTCCCCTGATCATTTCCTGTCGCAACCTCACTTGCAAACCCAGAGATCTCATCCAGGATGGCTACCAAAAGGTTTAGGCCCTCGTGAGATTCTCTTTCAGAATGTCCAGAGTAAACGGTAATAGAGTGATCAAACTCAATTGAGTCCATCTTAGAGTAATACTTCCCTGCGAACCATGGGGACTTTTCAATCTTGGTTTTAAATCCTTTAAAGAAAACGTTCTTAGCTTGTTGCGCGTTGATAGCGACATTGATAATATCAATAGCGTCACCGGAGGGCTTTCCATAATACCTGGCGGGGTCTTTAAGACAAAGCAGTTTATATACAATGTATGATACGGCTACGGTAGAGGTAAAGTCTTTCCCCGAACCTTTGCCAAGTTTTAGTATGATCTCATTTTTTGTAAACTTCTTGTAATATTTATTCCCCTCCTCGAACCCCATCAGGGCCTGTAGGTCTTCTTGGCGATAGATCTGACTCATGCCTTCCACAATGTCATACTGAATGTCAGAGAGAGGAGGCTGCCCCAAATACTCTTCGCCCTCTACAAAGGTCTTGGCATCGACTGGTTTTTCTGCGAATGGACTATCTTCCAAAGCCTCTAAGAAGTCATCAAACATTATGGATTACCGTAATGGTTTCCCCTTGTAAAGCTGCCTCGGAAAGTCTGCGCATAATCTTATCTCTTACCTCTGGGTGTTCTGAAGCAATTTCCATTAAGATACCCTTCAGAATTCCCTGGCGCCTTTCAATTTCTACCATCTCCTCGGCCAGCTCCTTGTTTTCTAATAGCCCAGCCTTTTGAAGCATTTCAATTCTTTTAGACTCAATGTCCATAACAAGCTTGATGGCTCCCGACTTAGACCTAAGATCCCCGACAGTGTCTGCATCCTCCATAACCTCGTAGGACTTAGATATCAGCCTGCCGTAGTGCTCATCTGCGGCTGATAGCGCTTCTCTCGCCCGAGCTCGAATTGTGTCATTGGCAGAGGCTACCTCTTTCCACTCTTCAATTAATGAGACAACTTCTTTCCTGGGGATAGATAGCTGCTTGGAAATTTTTGTGGGGTCATTCCCCTTTAGGTATTCTCCGACTACCTTGTTAACAGTTTCAAGATGTTTTACTAGCTGTTCCTCGCTTTGCACGGCGGGCCCTCCTCTTGGGAATTCTTTTAACTCTTTCTAGCTTAAAAGACCTTTGACAACCGGTCCTCAGCTTATAAACCTCAAAGCAATCTATCCACTGATCTCCCGTTTCGGTGTTTGTGACCAGGGAGTCAAACTTAAACCTCATACCCCACTCATCCTTGATCTTAATCACTTCACCTTTTTCGATCAGGAAGCCGTCTACAGTAATTTCAGGAAACCTAAAAAACTTTGTAGGCTTTACATGACCAGATGTTTTACGATTAACCATTAAGATTCCTTTGCGTGTGGTTTTGTTTCATTTAAGGAACTGCTAGATACTCTATTATACATGCTATCGCTGTAGAAGTCAATGAGATTATCTGAGCCAGTGTAGGAAAGGGCACTACTAAGCCCCGCCCGGAAATCATTAATAATATTAGTAACGCTTCCAACAAAAGGAACCCTAGTTGAGATACCCTCTACCCCCGATACGAAGCCCCTGCCAGCCTCCTGGGCCTCCCTGGAGGCCATTCCACGAAAGACCTTGTATCCATCCACAACATCTCCTGGAGACTCGGATGTTCCTGCTAACAGTCGGCCAAGCATTACTGCGTGAGCCCCTGCTGCCAGGGCTTTTGCTGCATCTCCGGAGTTACGAATACCACCATCTGCAATCACGCTTGGGCCCTCTGCGTAGTCAAACTTTTCTCTAATGTCCATGATGGATGACAGGGTTGGCATTCCGTGACCGCTGACTACCCTGGTCGTACAGGCAGATCCTCCACCTATGCCAACACGGACAGAGTCTGCCCCAGCCTCGGCAAGCCTTGCATAGCCTTCCCAGGTAGAAACATTTCCGGCCATAATATGAATGTTGTACCCCAACTCCTTACGAAGAGTCCTTACGGCATCAGCTGCGTTAACGTTGTGACCGTTAGCAACATCTACTAGGACAAGGTTTGCCCCCATGTCTGCCAGTACTTTTGCCTCTTGGATAAAGCTTCCCTTTGCCCCAACGGAGGATCCAATATTAGTAAGTCCCACCATTGAGCGAGACGAACGAACCATTGACGCTTGTTCCTCGATCGTCATGTAGCGATGGAAAATACCCATAGCTCCATGAAACCCTAGGGATTCGACCATGGCCCATTCGCAAACGGTATCCATTGGTGCACCGATAATCGGAATATCCAGATTGATCTTGGTGTGACCTTTTCCGATAAACGTTTTAAGAGAAACATCTTTACGAGATTTAGCCTCAGAATGTTGTGGGATTAAGAGTATGTCATCAAAGGATAGGTGTTCCTTGTTACTGTACTCCCTCATCTCTCCTCCTTGCAATCAAAAGCAAAACCAGGTAACCGATCAGGTCTGTGATAGTGTCGTCTCCTGGATATTCGTGCCCCTTGCTTAGTCTAGACAGTTTGTCGTCTAGCCGTACCAAGATTTGCTCAGTGGCATTTGCTTTAGAAAATACCCTTACTGGCTCTAGAGCTGAATCTCCGTATGCTTTGTTTTTTAGAATAAGCATATCCTCAATATCAGCCAAGACTTCTGTAATATCATTCTCTGTTTGTTTACTCAACTGTTGCCTTTACTCCTAGTCTTTTCCAACATTTAACACAATTTATATAGGTTAGTCCAGTGAATGGACAAGACGCTTCGTGTGAATCTTTATGCTCACATGAAAGTCTGACATACTGCATCTTTGCCACTTTGGCAAAGTGCCTTATAACTTTCATCTCTTTGATTTCCTTAGTTTGAATTTAGATAGGTAAACGTAAATTGTTTCCACGCTTACCCCGCACTCTTTTGCTATTTCTTCTGGAGTCTTCCTATCGAGATGGTATCTTTTTTTTAACCAGATCTCATTTGTATAAAGTTTAGCACTCACAGCTACCCCCTGTCAACTTAGTTTTTCCCAATTGTTTATGGCATAATGTCCGATACCAATTGCGTCAGCTACATCGTTATCTGCGGTTTGAAAGTCATACTGGACATCAACAAATCTAATTGTCTTTTGTTTACGAACTTCTCGCTCTTTAGTCTTATACCAGGATTCGCTCTTACCTAGAGTGATGCTCCTAATGGCCAGCTTTTCTTCTATGGAGAGCTTGCCATTTCCGATAAACGTTTGCCAGGCAATTGGATTGATTGATTTAATTAAGGTTACCCCCGACATAGACATTGCCCCTAGCATTGCCCCCTGGACTAAAGCTAGATCTGCAACAGTCTTTGGGCTATTCATAAAAACGGTGTGCTCAATAACAACCGCTTCTGGAATACCATAATGATCAAAGAAGGCCAGGGTCTTTAATGCTGCATCTTTAACCTTGATATAAGTTGTTGACCCTTTAAAGTTTATTTTGCCAACAGACTCTAGATTATCCTCAAAGAATATCGCAAATGCCAAACTGTTCGTGCTGGCGTCAATGGAACAAAGGGTCTTTGGCTTACTCGTTATCTGGCTTAGTTTTACCATTAGCTAACCCCTTAATTTCCCTGAGCGTTTTCGTAACGTCGACAGGGTTTATTAGGCAAGAAAAGCACAGTGGATCATCGTTGTAAGCCGACAACCTAGACTCGCATAGCTTACATCTTCTCTCTTGCCCCATTCTGCGATGGCGCCTTTCGATAGCATATCGTTGAGCTATCTTTTCCCTCGTTGCCAACTCTCGACATTCAGGGGAACAATATACTTGGTACTTTACACGTGATTCAAAAGGAGAATCACACCATTGACAGTGTTTCATCTATCGGCTCCAGAGCATTAATTTTTACGGCTCCCTCACCAGCCTGATCACAGATTGCCCTTAGGGGGCAAGTCTTGCAAATCTTTGAATTAGACCTATAGTTCTTTTTAGGAAGGATCTTGTCTTCCCAAGACTTACGAACTGTTCTCATCCATTCAAAGGTTTGGTCTATCCATTTAATGTAATATTCATTTACCTCGACAGGTATTGCCAAAAGCTCATGATTATTTTTGTTTTCATAAAGCAAGACGCCCTTGGCCCTCTTCAGAATTTTCATGTAAATAAGAAGCTGGATTAGGTGACCGCTCTTGGCCTTACGGCTTTTCTTCCTGTACTCAAAGCCTTCCTGCATAGCAGTTTTAATTTCAACTAGGAGCTCTTCGCCCTCCCAATCAACAATGGCATCCCCGTACCCAAAAATTGGGGGGTCATCGTGTATAACCTTAAACTCCGAGTCCACCATAATTCCAGAGTCTTCAATAGCTTTTTGAATTCTCTCATGAGACTTTGTTCCATTAGTCATGTTGGCCCCAGCAAATGGATCTGCGTAGTCCTCAAAGGTTCCACCCTCGAACGCCAGGTACCAGTATCGAGCGCACTCTCCATGGCCATAAGCAATGGTGGAAGGTGCAAAGCTTTTCTTTTGCTGGTGCCTTGGTCCTCGATTGGCGATGTACCCCGAATTAATCTTTTCAATTAAAGCAGTTAGCCCTGGGTTTACGGGTGGCTTTTTTTCTGTTTCATCCATCAGTTGTTTAAGTAAGTTATTATTCATGATATTATCGGGTAATATACTTTAGAGCGGCTACCAGGTCGTTAATCGCGCTGGCTGCCGTAAAGTATATGTTCTTTTTGGCCCTGTCTCCTTTATCTACATTGGCCATCCAAGTTGCCCGGAATGACATTTTCGCTGAGATTGCTTGTAATCTAACAATTTCTATGGTAGCTACGTTGATTGGAATATCTGGTTTAATAATAAGCTTTGCAATCATTATCAGTGCTTGCGTCAGCTCTTCATCTTCTACGTAGTCTGCAATCTCTGACAGACCGTTCACCATGTCTATTGTTGTTTTGTTTTCTTGCACCATCCTAGTATAGCACTCTCTCGGTATCGGAGATTTCTCGCTTCTCCCTAATGCTTACGCTACTTGCCCCTGGCAACCATGGAACCAGGACTTGATAGAGATCCTCAAGAAGAACAACGTCCTGGATCTGATACTTTTTCATTTCAGCCCAAGCCTTTTTGTCATCGTTCATACAACCAATCCACAGGCTAAATCCTGAATGCTTTACCTTAGATCCTACGCCTAGGGCTTGTGCAACATAGTCTAGCTTGTTGGAAGGAAACTTAAAGTTGGCTTTGACTACGCTCATTAGGTCAAGATCTTTGACCATTGATGGAGGAGTCATTCCATTTTCAAGGAACTCCCTCTTGATGTGCTTGTGGTCAAAGGCTGCGGAGTTCCACCCAAGAAGAACATCTGCCTCTTCCATCATGGAGTGAAGCTCTTTAAGCATTGCTTCTTTTCCATCGTGGTGTACCGACTTGAACGTAACCTTCTTTTTACCCTGCCACTTGGCACCGAAACACAACATCTCTGTGCTTTTAATAATTTGGTTGATGCCAATATTTTGATCCCAAAGACCCCAGGTATAAACTTGTAGGGGTGTCGTTTCAATATCTAACATTAAGATTTTCATTTATTGTCTCTCTCTTCAATCAATTGTTCTAGCAGTGACATTTCTATTACAGCTAGCCTTGTCTTGCTTTCTGATGAACCTATAACTACAACTATAGCAGGATCTGCGTTAGACTTCAAGGCATCGGTCACGGCCTTTGCCCAGACATCTCTGTTTAGAGTAAAGCTTTTACCAACCTCCTTGAAATCAATCACAAAGTTAAACCAGGATGCGTCACCCTTTTTTGTATTACGACCACTGTTTTTGTGGAGCTTCGCACCGATTCTTTTGCCCTCAGATCTCTCGCTCATAATCTTTCCTATTTTTTCTTGTGTTTAAACTTACCTTGGTTAGGTGACCGTCCAAGCAGACCCAGGTTAATTCTTTTGTGGTTGGGTAGTGCCTTAGAGTTGTAGCCCCTATCTTGCATGTATGGCATACAAATTGACCACTGTATATTGTGTATCTAGGCATTGATTCCATCCACCAGCTTTTGTTGAAGTTCTAGGTCTTCCTTAACGTAGTTAACGAAAGCTTCCCTGCCCTGAACCTTACTGCCGTCTGGAACAATGTACCAGGCTCCTGTGCGCTCCACCAAGCCATAGATTTCTGCTGTATCCACAAGATCTCCTACTGCATCAACGCCAATGAGACCCCCCTTAAAGTAGAAGTCATACTCACCTGATTCGCCGGGAGGGGATGTCTTAGAGTTTTGGATTTCCCACCGAACCTTTCGACCAACCTTCTGCTCGATTAGCTTGTCGTTAGATCTAATCTTTGCCTTGATCGCCTGGCTGTCAGAGGAAGAAGAAAACAGCTTTACGATAGTGGAAGACATAAACTGAGTAGCCAATCCCCCCGTGGGTACAGACTGGGTGTACATAGCTGTGATGTTATTCCTTGCCTGAGAGATTGCCACAATTAGTGCCGGCTTCTCTTTGTTGTTTGCATAGTTAATCATTAGCCATGCGTGTTTTAGGTCTTTGGACTCCGCCCCAATTTGCTTAGTCTGGTCTAGAGACTTTAGCTCGCTTGAATCTTTTTCAAAGTACACCGCTGGTAGCAAGGAGCTGATGCTGTCAATAACAATCATGTCTACTCCAGCATGTAGCAAAGCTACGGAAACATCAACCATGTCATTAATGCTTCTAGCTTCTGAGTAAATAAGCTGCGTCGTGTCCACTCCAAGCTTTTTTGCCCACTCCTCGTCGTAGGACATCTCAGCATCTACCCATGCACAGAGCTTTCCTTCTTTTTGTGCTAGACCAATAGTCTGTAGGCACAA